GCAGGCCCACGTCCAGCAGGTGGCGTGGGGCATCGCGGTGGACGATGAGCGCAGCATCCTCCAGCTTACTCTCGATGATCTCCTCGACACTGAGCGTATCGACGTCACCAAGAGAGGTAAGGGTGGCACTGGTGTTGTTCTCGTCCAGTGCCACCCTTACCGACCGCTTCAATTCTTCGATAGCGTACTCCATGGAGGATTACTCCTTGTCGGTAGCGTCAGAGCCTTCAGCGTTTTCAGTGGCAGAGGGTGAGACGTCCGTCCAGTTGATTTTTACACCTACGGACTCAGCTGCTTCTTCGATGGACTTACGTGATCTCATCTTAGAGCGGCCTACGCCATAGTCGGTAGCGAGGGCTTCCTTAGCGTCGGACTCGTTGGAGAAGGAGAGTACTACGGCTTCGGTCTTCTCGGCCTTAGGTTCTTCTCCCTTGGCTACCTCCTCTACGGCCTCCGAGTTATCCGTGTAGTAGGGATCTTCCTCGAAGTACGTCCCGAAGTAGGGGTGCGCCTCCAATTCTTTCTGCTCCTCTTCATCGTCAGTTACGTATGCACTGCCACGCTCCGTCTGAGGCTCAAAGGCAATGTGACGATAGGACGTAGCGTCACGGCCAAGGCTAAGGCTAAGGCAAGTGCCTGAGATATATCTCTTGTTCATTCGTTTCTTCATTCGTTAATAATAAAGGAGGGGGCAGACACCCAAGGGCCCATGCCCCCGTCCTTTACAGACACATCACAAAAGACAACGGACACTCTAAGGCTTACGCCTTCTTCAGCTTGAGGCGAGCGTGAGCCTTTGGATAGCGGAGATACAGGCAGGCGATCTCCTGGAGGACAACGGCGTCGGTATTGCGGATACCTGCTGCCTTCATGTCGAGGATATTACGCTGCCAGGAGAGGAAGGTGTTCTTGACGAGGAACTCGGGATCGAGTGCGAGACCGCAGTCGCTCATACCATTCAGGTCGAAGAGCTCATGATGCATGACCATGATTTCACCGAAGTCGGTGATCCAGGACTTGAACTGGAGATCCCACGACTCTAACGACTCCTTCAGGCGGAACTTGTCGCTCTTGATCTTCGAGAACGCTGCGAGCATTTCGCTACCGCAGAAAAGGATCTTGCGCTTGTTGCCGACACCTGTACCTACGAAGAGGTCCTTGGAGATATCTACAAGCTGCTCATCGGTGATGTCGGTGCGCTTTGTCGCAGCGACGTACGTGCCGACCTCGATATCCTTACCCGCCTGATGCCAAATACCGCCTGTGAACCACGTAGCAGAGCCATCCTTAGAGGGGTGGACGATCCTACTCTTCGCACCGAAGAGATAGGTGTTCTCCTGTGCAAGGCGCATATCGTAGATGCCATCTTCTTCCAGGTCCGAGAAGTCCCACTTGACGTTCTTTGCAGACATCTTGTCGATCGTGGACTGCTCGATTTGGATCATGAAGTTTTGGCAGTACTGCTCCTCGAAGGTGGGGATGTTGTTGAAGCGTCCCGTCTGTACGTCAAGCTCGCTACCAGCCTTACCCATTCGCACCAGGCGCGTATTCTGAGGGATCTGTGGGACGAGTATGGGCTGCCCCTTCGCGTTCTTCGCGCCATTGACGGCATAGACAACAGGCATGTTCGTGTTGTTGTCACGTCCACAGACGTGCAGCACGAGGTCGGGTGCAGCTCCAACGGGGTAGGCGTTACCATTTTCGTTGAACTGCCCCTTGATGCCTACGACACGGATCGTATCGTCGAGCGTGAACATGCTCGCGTCAGCTACCTCCAGCTTGATGCTGGCGTCGGTGGCGAGCTGTGCCGTCATCGCCTTCGATGTCGTCGTGGAGATAGGGCGCGTACCTACTGAGGGGTACTTCACTACCATGCTATCGATCTTGCGAGCTTCGGAGTGTCGGCTGATCTGGTCGATAGGGGTGGACATTGGACGGATCTTAATGATGCGATCGTCAATGGCCTTGGAATAGTAGTCGGGATCGCCCTCAGCCTCACCCGTGGTTCGGTTGGCGATACCTTCGTTACCCATTTCTTTGCCACCCTGGCCTACGGCTGCACCGCTATCAGTCTTACCTGCATCAGGAAGAGGACCGACGACAGCCATAGCACCACCCCCGAAGATGCCCGCCAAGAGGAGCAGACCCAGGTTTGAGATGTTAGTTACTACTTGCTTCTTATTCATTTTGATTTTGGTTAGTTGGTTGATATTACTCTCGCTTAACTCTCTTCATCTTGCCCTTGTCCCAAATGCTCTTTCGCGTTGCTGCTTCTCCAAGAGCACCCAGGTTGGGTGTGGGTCTTTCAGGGGTTGAGCCACCTCCCGAGAGGTTAGCCGTGCCGTCGCCTTCTTCGGGCTTACGGAGCTTCACGTCGATCTTCTCATTGCGCCCTGCCACGCGTCCCGTCTCCTCAGCCTCTGCTACTGCGTTGTCGTAGCCAATAGCCTTGAGAGCCATTTCGATAGTATCGCGTGTGAACTTCCCGCGCACCCCGTCAGTGACAATGTTTTGGAGCAGTTCCATGGCCTTGTCGATATCCTCGTCGGGTACGCCTTCATCCTGGAGCTTGCCGATCACGTTGAGAGACTCACTCAGGTTTTCCTCGTACTCCTTCTCGAGCTTCTCGGAGTTAGCGATGCGGTCGAGGAACTTCTGATTAGCCTCTGCGATCTGCTCCTGTTTCTCAGGGTCTCCGATAGCGTCGGTAATCTCCGTTCCGAATGTTTCTACAAGAAGGACTGCGGGATCTTCACCGCCTGCCCAACGCGAGACGAAGCTCGCACTGCGTGGGTCACGGCCAAAGAGGTCTGCAATCTCCTTCTCTCTCCCCTTGTATCCCTCTAACTGGCCCTCGTAGTCGTCGTAGTCGTCGTTTACACGACCAGCGAGGACTTCGTCGTCGTCCATATCGTCGTCGGGGTATTTCTCCTTCAAGCGTGCCTTGAGTCGGTCACGCTTACTCACCTCGGCAGCGGGGGGATCTGCGGGTGTAAGGTCCTTCTGTTCATCTATTTCCATAAGCCTCATTTTATAGATGAAGCAAATCTATAAAGCTCCCGCCCTAATGCTGTGACATATTGCGTATTATATATTGGAATTGAACCCTCTTCTGCGTATCTTTAAGGCATACCAAAATAAAGGAGAGGGCTATGCCAGGTAAAAGATCGTGTTACGAGTACAAGCACCGAGTGCTGCGTGAGATACTCTCGAAGTATCGAGAGGCTACTTCAATGTGCTTTTACATAAACATGAAGAACGTCGTACAGCATGTGAAGAACAGCGAGTACTCCCGCTTCTTCGTGTCCGAAGATCGTGCAATACGTGTCATTCAGAAGATGATACGCTTAGGGGGTGAATGCCCTATCAAGACGCCATCGACGCAAGAGATGTACGAAGAGATATACAAGCGTGTAATGCTACTTCTCAATAGCCCAGGAGAGCTATCTCTCGAGGATGCAGTGATACGAGTCGTCAATGCCCCAGCCCCCAAGCTCTATCTCTCCGACCGCAAGACCTACGAGAAGATTAACGAAGCCAAACAGCTATGCAAGACAAGACCAAAACACTAAGCCTTGCTATTGCTCTGCTTACATTCGTCCTCTATTTGCTCCCCATTCCACACGACAGCGTAGGGATATACAACGCGGGTCCATGGTGGGGGCGTTGGACCTACTCGCTTTTTCATGCGTCCATCTTCCACTGGCTGGTAAACTGCTGGTGCTTGCTCTCACTGGTGTTCTATATGGGCGTAACCGCACGACAGCTACTGACGGCCTATATCATTGCGTCACTATTCCCCGTGGCCACATTGTACGGGCTCTGTGGTGCGCACATCCTCACATTACCTACGACTGGACTTTCAGGTGCATGCTACGCCCTGATAGGCATGGTAACTCCCCAGGTGGCACGCAAACGTGAGTGGCTTACCTGGCTTGCTGTTGGCTTTGCCGTCAGCTGCATATTCCCTCTCATCAATCAATTCGTACACCTTTGGGGCTTCATCGTGGGCCTCGGTATCGGATACCTCACTCAATGCGCGAAGAAGTAGCACGAATACTACAAGAGAATGAGCGACGGCTCGAAGCTCTCCATGCACCATTTAATCCCATCACGGGGTTAGGGTCACCGCTGGAGCGTTTTGAGCTGCGCCTCTCTGACTTCGGTGCTATGCAGGTGCAATACCTGCCTACCTCGATGAAGGATATACCGCTCATCAAGCGTCTATCCAAGGCGGGTAGCATATCCAAATTCCTTGTTGAGAGGTACGGAGAGGAGACGGAAGAGAATAGGAAGGCACTCATTGAGGTGTTCCTCCGACTCAGGGAGAAGCATGATTTTTTCTTTTGGGCTGCGGTCCAGGTGTTCATCAAACGCAAGGGCGGTGGCTCGGACGTGCGTTTCAAGCTCAATCACCCACAGCGTAAGCTCGTCGAGGCTTTCGAACGTCAGCGTCTTGCTGGTGCTCCTATACGCCTTATCCTGTTGAAGGCGCGTCAGTGGGGCGGCTCTACGGCCACACAGATATATATGGCGTGGCTTCAGCTGGTACACCAGGTGGGGCTGAACTCTCTTATCGTCGGGCACGTCAAAGCTGCATCTACAGAGGTTAGCAACATGTTCGAGCGTCTTATCAATGCCTACCCCATCGAGCGACTATACCCGATAGGGGCATCGTTCAAGCCCAATGAGCCCAAACTCATAGGTATAGGGTCGGAGAGAAACGTACGACGCATCCCTCAGCGTTCGTGCAACATCAAGCTGGGGACAGCAGAAGCTCCCGACAGCGCGCGTGGTGGTGACTACAACCTGGTGCACTGCACTGAGGTGGGGCTATGGAAGACCACCGAGGGGAAGACGCCCGAGCAGATCATCCGATCCGCTTGTTCGGGGGTGCTCTACAAGCCGCACACCATGATTGTGTATGAGTCCACCGCCAATGGTACGGGGAACTTCTTCCAGCGTGAGTATGACGCGGCCCGTCGTGGCGACTCGCAATTCAAAGCTCTCTTCGTGGCGTGGTTTGAGATCGAGCAGTACAGCCTTGATATACCCGACCGCGAAGCCTTCGCCACTGAGCTATGGAAGAATAGGAAGGCGGACTATGCTGCAAGCGACCGAGCTGAGCCAGGTAAATACCTGTGGTGGCTATGGGAGCAGGGTGCTACCCTTGAGGCCATACACTGGTATATCCAGGAGCGAAAGAGCAAGAGCGACCACGGGGATATGGCGTCTGAGTTCCCCTCCGACGACATCGAAGCCTTCGTCCACTCAGGGCAACGCGTATTCGACATGTACCAAGTGGAAGCGTTGAGACCTACGTGTAAGCCTCCGCGCTTCGTGGGTGACGTCGTGGCCAATGGAGCGACGGGCGAGGACGCTATCACGGGCGTGCGCTTTGTTGAGGACCACCAAGGGCTATTTACTATTTGGGAGAAGCCCGAGATAGACCCGGGCGAGCGCATCACGAATAGATATCTTGTCGTGGTAGATATTGGTGGCCGTAGCCGAGGTGCTGACTACTCCGTCATCTGTGTGTTCGACAGGCTCTTTATGATGGAGGGGGGTAAGCCCGTAGTCGTAGCTCAGTGGTACGGGCACATCGATATGGACAAACTTGCGTGGAAGTCTGCGCAGATAGCCAAGTACTACGACGATGCCCTCCTGGTCATCGAGAGTAACACCCTCGAGACCAAAGACCCCAACCGCCAGGTAGACGGAGATCACTCGCACTTCATCCTCAATCAGATCAAGGACGTGTACGACAACCTGTATGCCCGCCCGCAGTCTGCGGATGAGATACGCGACTCCGTGCCTCGCAAGTATGGCTTCCATACGAACGTGCACACGAAGCCTATCATCATCGACGTGCTTATCACCTTCATCCGAGAAGGTCTATACGTCGAGCGTGACGAGCGTTGCCTGAATGAGTACATCACATACGAGCGCAAACAGAACGGGGCGTACGGGGCTATCCTCGGCAAGCATGACGACCTTCTGATGACGCGCGCCATAGGTTTGTACATCAGCTCCAATACAAAGGAAATGCCACTGCCCAAGATCATACAGGTAAAGACGGCAGAGCAACGACGGGCCGCCAGCAGGCGATCAAAGCCCGTGAGCGAAGCCACTATATAGTATTAGCCCCGTGCCCAACCAACGTCGAGCACGGGGCTAATCATTTCACGTCCCTATCTTAGTTTGCCGTGAGGGCTCGGTGGGCCATTTCTACCGCTGCGGGGTCAGCCATAGCCATAGCCTGCTGTTGCATTTCGGGGCTTATCCCTTCGGGGGCTATGCCCTGCTTCATCTGCTCAGCCTGCGAGTCGAGGCTCTGCAAGAGCTTATCCGCAAACGGGAAGTCTCCCACCTCCAGCAGCTGGTTGAGCGTGATCTGCCCAGCCTTCCATACCTCGAGGAGGAACTCATTAGCCAGCTGTCGATATGCAGGGCTCGAGGAGCTCTCTGCAATAGAGAGGTCGAACTCAATATCACGGATCTTGCGAGGGTCATCAGGGAGTAGGCTCGAGTCGTTGCCCGCGATATTCACCACGCGCTTCTCATCATAGAACTGCTGAATGTTCTTCACATCCTTATATGCCCCCTGGATCGTGAACGCACTAAAGCTGTCCATGAGGTCCACCAGTGAGTTCGTAGCGTTCTGCGTCTGCTGAGCATATAGGCTGGAGCTCATACCAGCAAAGCCTGGCTTACCCTGCAATGCTCCGTGCACCCCTGACACATCTTCGAAGAGCTTGAGCTGGATATTCAGCAGCTCCCCGATGCCGATATTCGTTGCGTTGCTTGAGATCTGCTGAGGTAGTACCCCCTGCTTGTTTGGGGTAAATGCTATCACACCGTTGAAGCGACTCCACTCTTCCGCGAACTCCTCGATAGACGAATTAGCAGGCACGCTATCCTCGGGGATAAGTAGTACCCCCTTCGCGCTCGAGCGCATCACCCAGTCGTATAGCGTGATGAGGCGGTTGGTATATCGCTGCTGGTCAATGACGTCGGAGACGAAGGAGTGGATCTCCCCGTCGATGAAGGGGTAAGCCTTGAATACATAGGGGTGGCTCTTGTGGAGGTATGGTGTCTCGCCCTCCTTCAGGATATGACCGAAGGGGCTGAGGTAGTAGAAGTACCAATAATCGTCTACAAACCACGTCGCCTCGATCAGGGGGACATCCTCCTCGGGGATCCCCTGCTCAGCGGCCATTACCATTCGGTCTCTATTCACAGCCTCTACCATCTTCCCGTAGTCCTCCGTCTCGATCTTGTATACCTCCCCGTTGTTGGGGTCGTGGCACAAGTAACGCTCCTTCGTCTCCTTGCGCCATACCTCGATGACACGACAGCGACGTGGATCACGGCCTGTGAAGAAGTCGTAAGTACGCGCATCACTATACCCGAAGTCAGGGAAATCCGAAAAGTATTGACTCACGTACTCCCCGTCGCGTGCATAGCGGTAGATCTCACGCAGGCGTTCGCACTCATCACGGCTGCCAGCGAACTCTCGGAAGAGCGTTTGCAGGTCAATATCGTGGATCTCACCAATGATACTCACGTCCCACCCGCGCACGTCCTGCGAATTGGAGTCTAAGAAGAACATGCTCGGATTGACAATGCGCGTCCAGCAGTCCAGGCGGCCCTCACGCACCCCGTAGCTCTTATGCTGGACCGTTAGCCCACTGATGACGAACTCCTCCATAGAGCGCGCTCCTATCTCGGTCATGCTATTGAGCTGCATATTGTACTGGAGGATAGTACTCATCGTTTCCCCGAGTCGCTGCTCGTCTCTGTCTCGTGCCACGCATACGGGCTCTTTCGTCTGCTTGAGGTATGCACCGAGGACGTTACGCACAAGGCGACGGATGAGGTTGTTCTTCAATGGGACGCTCCCTTGTTCCATGATATACTTCTCCTCGGTCATCGTCTTGCCGTCCACATTGACGACATCCTTCCACTGATCCCCGTAGGTGTACCGCTTGCACCGCTCGCGGTCCTTCCTGAAACGTGACATAGCATCCCAGCTACGACGCGCCTCGAGGAGCACACCCATAGCTCGGGTGTACTCCCCGTGGTGCTTGGTAGCTCCAACGGAGTCAATCTTCTTTTGCCCGCCAACCTGGCTCAGCCGACGTAGCTTCTTAGTGTTGGTATTCATTCGCTTTCTCTCTTATTTCATTTGGCGCAGCTGGATCACCAGTGCCTTCTTCTGTTTGTCAATCTCTGCCTGTAACTCCTCGGCTTCCTTGGGGTCGGTAGCCTCCTTCAGAGCCTTCTGCATCGCCTCGATCTCCTTACTGAGATCCTCGAAGAGCAGCGCACGCTCATACGACTTGGTGTTCACCAGCTCGTCGAGCTTCTTAGCGTAGTCCGTGGAGTCGCTCTTGCCCTGCTCGAGATCGCTCTCGTAGGACTTACCCAGGCGCAGGACTTCCTTAGCCTCTTCCTTGAAGTGGTAGTACGTGTTATTGACATTGCGCATATCGTTGCGCTCGTCTGCTCCGTCAAGGAAGCCTGAGAGGATAGGCACGTCACGCATCGAGAACTCACGATCACCGAAGGCGGTCTCGCTGGACTTGATTATCTGATCGGCCGCTGTGTAGAGCCCACCGAGGTAACCCTTGAATAGGTACTCCCACTGTGCTGGGTTTAGGTTTATCAAGCCCTGTTTGTAGTCATCCCCACCCGAGAGTGCGTTCAGCTCCTTCGCGAGCCACACATACACACCACCTGTTGACTTGTAAGCCTTAGTCCAGTCGGGCATTGCCTTATTATAGTCGGTATCCTTCCAAATAGGGCGACCCATCCAGCTGTGGTTAGTCAGCGCCTCGAGGGCGGGCTTAGCAAGGCTTGGCATGAGTGCGTGGATCGGCCCCGAGTCGTCCATGAGATCAAGTGGCATCACCTGAGAGATCTGACCAGCGATAGTCTGAGCCAGCTCCATGGGCGTCTTGTCTTCCTTCCCCGATGAGTAGCTCATGCCGAGCTCTCCGATGCCGAAGATAGCGCGGGCTTCCTGGGGGAGGGGGATCTTCACAAGCACGTCTCCTACAAAGAAACAGATATTATTACGTCTTACATAGTCAGGTAAGTTCCAGTATCTGTCATCATCGTCACCACCCGTGAGTGCTGGCAGCATCGTCTGAAGAATACCGAGAGCGAGGAAGGTGGCGAGGTATGCCGTACCCTTCTTAGGGTTTCTCTTCACAGCGCGTGCGATGTTCACAGACCCCTGGATAGATACGTTCCAAAAGAGGTATAAGCTACGCCCCGTACCTGAAAGGAGTGCCGCGGCATTACCCACCCTGCTTTGCGTTGTCGCATCATAGAAGGTAGAGCCTGCTCCCTTCTTGTTGAAGTTCACGGTCATTTCCTTTGCGTCGTAGATAGAGCGGTCGATAGTGCGGCCCATCTGTCTACTCGTCAGGAACGCTGCGAAGCGTGAGAGATCTTCGATACCTCGGTTGGCAAACTCCATAGTGTCTCCGAGCAATCGGAACGCCTGCTTGGGACTAATACGTCCTCCTGACTCCTTCATCATACGCTCGATCTCCTTCTTATGGCGGTCCATGCTACGGAGCTGCGAGTAGCCCGTCTCTCCACCATTCTCCATGAAGAGCTTAAACGCGCGGTGCGTCTCGTTGGACATATCCAGCTTGTCGTGCTCATAGAGGTGGACAAGCCTGTGCATCTGCCCTGCGAGCTTGGCTACATTGGCGTGGTAGGTCATTGCGTAGGTGGGGGACTCCTTGACCCACGCAATAGTGTTAGCGTATATAATATCTCGGATGAAGTTCTTCACTACGAAGTTCGGGCTGAGCGACGTGTAGAAGCCTGCGAGCTTTCTATTCACTGCTGCTCCAGCTCTGAACAGCGCACCGATGTGGCCCTTGGCTTCCCCGTCGGGGTTGGTCTGACCATTCACCGCCATTGCCACACGTGGGTCGCCATTGACGATGATCACAACGTCACGGCCTCCGCGCTTGACAATGATTTGGTGCTGCATCTGCTCGCCCAGGCTGACGACGCGATAGGGGATAGAGGGCTGCTCGCTTGCCAGCTTGAAGTTCTTTGGGTCTTTGCGCTTGTTCTCACGCATCATTTCCTCGAACTCCTGTGTCTTGCGGATGACCTCCTCGCTCGTGTCGTTGGGATCGAACTCAGGCAGCACGGCTTCCCAGGCCTTGGTCACCTCGTTCCACTTTACCCACAGCTTCTGCACACTGAATAGGTCGCTGGGGTTGTTCTCTACGAAGTTCAGGAACTTCTGACGCACCAGCTTGTTGCGGTTGCTTTGAAGGATAGCCGACTCCATCATGCTGGCGATGTGTGCGAGCGGGTCCTCTGCCTTGCTGCTACGGCCCTTAGCTTTCTTCAGCGTGGGGGAGAAGGCGCGGTCGCGGTCACCGAGGTAGCTATACGCCTCGTCGCTGGTCGTCTCATCGAAGCCTCGCAGAGGTATGTAGTACCCGTACATGTTGCGTACGTGCTCCAGCGTCTCTCTACTCATAAGCCCTCCTTCGTACTGCTTTGACAGCGGTGCGTCGGTAGCCTTGTTCGTGAGATCCCATAGGTCGGTGACGTCGTTCTCCCGCTCGAACTTCATAACCTCTTCGATAGCCTCCTCTTCGAGCGTCTGAATATCTACGTCGGGGCGATCAAGCAGTCCCGTAAGACCTGCATAGTCTCGCTCGCGGTACTCAGCATAGCTCGGTGCGTAGCGTGCGCGGATCTCGTCGTCGGTCTTGTGCCATACGTCAGCGGTAATACGCCCTTCGCGGTAGTCGGCTTCGTTTCTTAGGCGATCCGTATCATTGAGGTATGCATCCCACAGACTGCTTGCCGTGAGCTCCTCGCCCTCGCCACTTTCCTTGACTGCCTTGTTGTGCGCATCGACGTCAGCCTCTACGGCCTTTTGGAAAGCCATGACGCGGTTACGCTCCAGCCCGTGCTTAGCCATCATGTAGTCCGTGACGTATGAGTGGTGAGCCTTCTTGGCAAGACGGCTTACCTCTTCTACCAGGGGCTCGAGTGCCATGCGGCTGTATGCAGCGGCCTCTGCTTGGTTTACGCTCGAGACTCTGTTCTCACCCATGTAGGCGTTTTGATAGCCCTCGATCTCCTCGATGTACTTAGCATCACCCTTGGCCTGCATGATCATTTCCATGACCTTCTTGAGCGAGAGCATGCTATCTTGGAGAGCCTCCTGCGTCTGATAGCTCGACTTCTTGATAAGCGCATCATAGGTGGCGGCAACCTTTACGGGGGCGGCTGACTCGCCCTGGCGGAAGCGTGCCTCTTCGTAGTTGCCTACGCCCAGCTTCTCCTGCATAGCTATATCCTTAGCCTGCCCCACAAGCCCCTCGCCCTTCTTCATCTGATACGTGCGCCAAAGCATATAGCGGAGTTCGCGGTCGCTGATGTTCCAGCCCAGCGCGAGCTTCACTCGGCTGAGGATATTGTAGAAGGCGTTGCGTACAACATTCCACAGGTCGCGTGCTTCGAGATCCTTGAAACCCTGCTCGGCAAGCTCTGCGATATACTCCTCGGTGGCAAGGCGGGTGTTCCACCCATATCTCTTGCTTCGCTCGACAATGCCATTTCGCACGGCTTCGTTAGCACCTTCGAACACCTCGTCAAGGAACTTGCCGAACAGGTCCTTACCGACAAGTTCCTGCAAGCCCTTGTGCCCTACGACCTCATGGAGGATAGTAGCTTCGACGTCGTCTGCGCTCTCTGCATTAGGTAGCACCACTACCACCTGCCCCGTCTTAGGATCATACCAACCCTTAGCACCGCGCATTCTGCTTGTCTCGCTTTCATTTCGCCCTTCGATCTCTGCCGCATCGTGGATGACGCGCACGTCCTCTCCGAGAGCTTCTGCCATGCTGGTGGCCACCTCTTCTATTTGCACTATTGCATTGCTTTCTTCGGATAGCTCTGGATTCTCAAATGTTTCTACTACCTTTGTGGCAAGAGAAAGCTCCTGAGTTTGTTTAGCACCCGCAATTGGAGCGGGAGCGCTGGCAAGATACTCAAGGGCTTTCTCTTTATTTATATAGGTCGCTTTACCTGAATTAAGCCATTGAACAACCTTGCCGTGACTCTTACCGTAGGTAGACGTAAGTAGATTAAAGTCTATATCCGCACCACCCTTACCCACTTCAAGAGTAACCAGTATGTTCCCTTCCTCTGTCTTGAGTTCTGTAAGAATTGCGTGACTCCCATCCCTATGTGTTGAGAACACTGCAATAGGCTGCGCAACAGCTTTCGGCAGATCCAGAAGGTCAGACAAAGCAAATCCATGCTTCTTCATCTTCTTGATCACCTTGTTCCCATATAGGCGCATAAGCTTAGGAGCTACTCCGCCTGCGATAAGTTCGGAAGAAGGCATGCCAAGGGAGAAGATAGTGCTATCTGAATTCTCTTCAGTGAGCTGAGCAAGCTCCGCATTGAATCGATTACTAACTTCGTCTAACTCATCGGAGCGGTAGCGCACCTCCTCGTCGTTAGCTTCCTCGGTATCTTCCTCCGCGTTGCTCACGTTGTTAGCCGCGCTCACCTGGGCGTCCATTTCTGCGTACTTGGCTTCCTTCTCCTCGAGCTCCTTCTGCATAAGCTCTTCGTAGTTGGCCACATCTTCGCGCGCCTTCTCGAGAGCCTCCTCATGCTCGAAGGGCTTACCCGAACGGGCCTCCATTTGCTCGAGCTCCTTCTCCTTACGGGTGTAGGTCTCCTTCGCATTGGCGGCAAGGTTTCGGACACGATCGCCCGTGATGACGGACTCCGTAATATCCTTTATGGCGTTGGCAATACGCATGCCAGGAACGGGCGTATTCTCGATGCCCAGCTTTTCAGATGAGTAGGTCATCACACGTCTCGACACGGCCGTCAGCTTGCTGTCCTTCTGCTCCATGTGCTTCTCGATCTTGGTGTTTACCACGAAGTCTACACCATTGACCGATAAGGTGAGCGAGCGTTGCACACTGGTATTGCCGAAGCCTTCCTTAACCTCGGCTTCTGCTTCGGAGATCGTCTTGTTGTAGTCCTTGATAAAGTCCTTCATTTCGTCCACAGATCCGAAGGACTGCTTACCCACGACAATCTTCTCAACCTTGCCGCCTGGGAATAGCTCGTCAAGAGCGGAGAGGGTGTTCTCCGCCTTCTTCTCGATCACGCGAAGCCCTGCGATCTCCTGCTTCGTCTCGGGTATAGCCTTACCCAAATAACGTTGGTCGGCCTCCCACTGCTTCCGCTTCGTCTCGAGCTTGCGCAGTTCCTTCTCGGCTTGGTTTTTCAGAAGGGCATACTCACTCCCCGAGAGGTTGGCTACCATGTCCCCGAAGTTGTCGCCCTCTTCTTCGATGCTTCGATGCTCGAGAGCGTTCTCCATATATTCAGCCCCGTGCATGATGCTATCCGCAATAGCCCCCTTCGTCTTGAGACGCTGGTAGGCTGTCACGTCAAGGCTATCTTCCACGCCAAAGCGTAGGATGCGAACGGGCTTACCCATTTCCTTGTGCAGGTTGCCCTGGCGAAGAATACGGCCATTGCGCTGGGTGTAGTCCATTGGGCGGTTAGGTGCGTCCACATGGATAAGCGTGTGCAGTCGCTCCTGGATATTCACGCCAGTACCCAGCGTGAATGATGAGCCGAGCACCACGCGTACCTCACCGCTATTGACCTTGTCGAAGAGTGCCTTCTTTCTCTTAGCATCCATGCCGGGCTTCATGATGACTACCTGCTCCTCGGGAACGCCTGCCTCGATTAGCTTCTTGCGAATATCCTCGTACAGGTTGAAGCCCGACTCCTTGTTATTGTAGATGTCTGAGAAGATGGCGACAGTGCCCTTATACTCCTTAGTCTCTTCCAGGCTTTTCAGAGCCTGGCGTACGGCCTCGTTGGTCTTGCTCATAGGCTCGTCGGGCGCGTCGTTGATGACAAGGCGTGGGTCTACGGCAGCTGCCTTCGCGATGCCGTACATGGTGAGGGGGATATGCGAGTTCTCCTTCTTCTCAGCTCCCGACATCTTGTCGAAGTCTGCAAGCCGTTCCTTAACAAAGAGCATCACCGAGCGTAGTCCTGGTGTCTGAGGCAGGAATATATCCGTTGCCTTAGTACCTTCCAGCGCGGGGATCTTCTCCAGTACCTCGGGAGAGTTGCTGGTGAGGACCGTGTCAGATACCTGTGACCAAATACGCACCAGCTCGCTAAGCCCGTCGTACCCTACGAAACGCTTGTTAGCCTTAAATCTCCCGTCCGTGGAGAACTCCAGTTGCGTCTGCACTCGCCCGTAGTTACGCACGAAGTCGTCGAAGTTGGAAATGTTGTAGGCCTCCATATCCTCGCGTGGCATGAGATAGCGCATGAAGGTCCATATCTCGGCAGCCGTGTTGCTGATAGGCGTTCCAGTAGCGAACAGGATATTTCGCCCGCCCGTCTTCTCTATGACGCTTTGGATCTTGAGATATAGGCCCTGGCTCTTATTGGAATAAGATGGGTCGATACCCTTGATGTCTCGCCCCATGGCGGTCTCAAATCCCAGGTGCTTATACTCGTGGGCCTCGTCGATGAGAAGGGCGTCGATGCCGAGATCGTCGAACTCATAGACACCCTCGTCCACCTTGCGGTCCAGCATCTGCTGAGCCTTGGCCTCTGCGTTCATACGCGACTTAGCTTCGGCCTTCGCGTCAATGGCAGGGCGTGACGACTTAGCGACCTCCTTCTCGAAATCCTGGAGCTCTCTCACCTTAGCACGATACACTGCACTGCGGGCTGCGTCCTTGTCCTCCTTCATCGCTTCGATCACCTCGCGCTTCTCGCGGATCTTCTCTTCGATATAGGTACGCTTACGCTCCTCGCTGTCGGGGATCTTGTCGAAGGTAGACTGAGGGATGATAATCATATCCCAGTCGTTGTACATGACGTTTGCGTAGAAACGTTTGCGCCCTTCGGACCCCTTGTCAGCATCGGAGAGTGTGAGGATCTTAGCCTGTGGGTATAGGAGCTTCGCGCTATTAACGAACTGCCCTACGGTCGCATTCTGTACGACGATCATAGGCTTCTTAGCTGTGCCGAGACGTCGCATCTCCATAGCAGCCGAGATCATCGTGAAGGTCTTACCCGTACCTACCTCGTGAGCGAGGAGCACGGGCTGCGTCGTTGCACGGATAGCCGCCTTAGCCTGGTGAGGTCGTAGCGTGATCTTGTTTGATGCGCCTTCGAAGTGCGTGGGGACAAAGTCGTCGGGCATAGTCATGGGGACGTAGTTATTCATCTCCATGTTGTACTTAGTCGTCAGCTGCTCCGCGAGCTTGTCATCCTCCTGCACCTTAGCCTGCATCCAGTCTACGAAGTCCTGGCGGAGCTCGTCGGACTTGTCGGATACGGCAGCCGTGGCGGCCTTGTCAGTGGTCGTCTTGGTTGTGCGGTCCTTGCCATACCCGAAGCTCTCCGTCTTAGATACGATCTTAGTCTTGAGGTTGATGGCCACGTCCATAAGCTCAGTACCGAGGATGTACTCATGACGAAGCTCTGAGTACACACCGAGGGCCTTATTAGCTTCGGTGTAGTCGTCGCTCTTGGTTGTCATCACCCAGCCCCCGCCATGCTTGGAGAGAGATACGCGGACTCCTGTGCGCTCCTGCACGAACTCCTCGAACACCTTTGCGGGTATCCACGAAGCACCGAAGGAGTATGGGAGGAGGTGCGCTGGAATATCCTGTGGCATCACCTCACGAAGGGCAGAGATGTTAGCGTTGTACTTACCGCCTTCGTTGTTGGCTTCTGCGGCTGCGAGCTTCTCACGCACGTTCCCACTGAGGTAAGCATAGCGAGACTCCACAACGCCCGTGCTTGGGTTTTCAAACGCAAGCCCAGTAGCGAGTGCCGCCTTCTTTGCTTCCTCCTCGCTGATGGATAGAGCATCGGAGAGGTATTGCAGATCGACACGCCCGAAGCTAAGGATGCTCGCCTTGACCGCCTGTGTTGGGTCTGCTGGCTTCTCTTGCGTCTTTGGGTCGATGATGCGGCTGCTGAAGATGTCGGTCTTCCCGTAGATCTTCGTCTTGCTGCCGTCAACGTTTGCCTTCTCCTCGAACTTCTCGATGGCTTGGACGCTTGGCCAATCAATATCATTGCTAAGGAAGGAGATCGCTACATTCTTGTTGAGGTTGCCGTAGCGTTCGACGAAGGTGTCGTAAGCCGTATTTAGAGCCTGTTGCAATTCCTTGAGCTTCCCCGTAGAGTCTTCCGACGCCTGGAGCTGGTAGTCAATAAGCTCATTCAGTGCCTTCTTGATGGCGCGGTAGTCCTCTACCACCTGGGCCTTTGTGTACTTACTGCGCACCTTCTTCCCGTCATTGGCGAAGCTCTCGGCAATGGTAATACCCTTGTTGGTGGAAACGATAGCAACAGATCCGTCCTTCTGCACAAAGACCTCACCGATCTTATATTCGCTTAGATCCTTGCCCGATGTGACGCCCGTACGAGCACCTTCATTCGGATCGACTTTAGCCATGTCGATCTTCTTCATGCTGCGCACCCATGCAGTGAGCAGCTTGTCTTGGTCGATGTTCGGTGTTGGGTATAGCCCTGCGCTGGTAGCTCGGTAGGTTGCACCATTCTCAAATGCCAGCTTCATCTCACCGCCCATGTTCTCGGGGTGCTGTACGAAGTAGTCGTTATACGATAGTGCGACCTCTCTTGTCGTGGCGCGTTCTCCCGAGTAGTCTGTGTACTTACCCGTACGTACTGGCGTCGTCTCGGTGATGTTGATAGCATCAGCGAGCTTTTCGCTATTCTCTCCTCGCTTGCGAACGATGATGATGTCAGACGTGACGCTTGCACCGATGAACGTTTCGTTGTTCAGGCGGAACGCACCGACGACGTCGGAGTTACCCCCGTCCTTATCCGTGAGCCATAAGCGCAGGTCTCTGCTCTTGTCAAGCGTACCGCTCGAGGTGATGAATACCCCGAGCCCGTTTGGTGCAAGCGTGCGCACATTCTTGGCTATACAGAAGTCATGAATGTTCTTGCCGAACTTGCGTGACAGGTCGGAGAAGCCCGTATCATCGTGGACCTTGAGGCCCGTGACAAATGGCACGTTAGTAATAGCAAGGCTTACAGATCCTGGGGCTACCTTGGTATTTTGGAAGCCCTTGATATGTACGTCTGCGTCGGGGTAGAGAAGTGAAAGGATGCCGCCCGTGATGCCGTCGATCTCTACCGCCTGGATATTGCTCACGTCGCTAATACCCTTTGGCATGCGCGCAAGCATACTGCCGATACCCGCAGAGCCCTCGAGGATGTTGCCACCCTTAAAGCCCAGCGCGGATACAGCGTCCCAAATTTGGTCGATAATCTTTGCGGGGGTGTAGTAAGCCGTCAGTCGACTCTCATTCGCTTCGCGTAGTTCATCCTCCGTGAGGAGCACTCGTAGAGTGGCGTAAGGTGCGCTGTACTCGTTAAAGGCTGCGCCTAATCCACCCCAACCAGTCCACTGAGCAAGGATAGCCTTCTCGGCTTGCGTTGCTTCGCGGCCCTCGTTGAGTATCTCCTTCGAGAGTTTAATCGCATCGATGTTAGCCTTGATGCGTGCGGCCTCTGACTTAGGGGAGTTGTCCTCGCCCTTCTTCTCACGCCAGTTGCGCGTGTTGCGCTTAGCGGGCTTGTCGCCCTTGGGAGCTTCTACCGATTGATCAAGCTGTTCAGGTACTCCTCCGCCTCGCTGGTCGTCAGTGAGAGTATCTTCGACACTACGTCGATCCACTCGCTTCTGCTTAGGCTGCTTAGCTTGACTTTCTGCTGGCGTTCCCAGCGGTTCATCAGGTCGATGTTCCTCCCCTGCTTCTCGCTCTCCAGTGCTGGTGCGAGCTGGTACGTGTACTTCTTCTGTTCCATTGTTCTCTGCTTCCTTTGTTTCTGCGAGCTGCTGCTCCTTCACTTCGGCCATTTGCGCCTGCGCTTCCTGTTCCTTGGCTACGTGGCGCGCCTGCTCGATAAGCTCGGGGCTTTCTTCCTTCCCAAAGTTAGCAATATCAAAACCATTGACAGCATCATAGCTATCCATTTCAGCGGATAGCCCTGACTCTACCAGCTCGGGCATGTCACGTGCTCCGTTGTAGAAGGCCTTGATATATGGGCGCACCTCTTCCCCGAGGTCATTGATAAGCGTCTCTGCAAAGCGGCTGAACTTACTAAGCCCTCGGTCGATGTAGCCCACTGCGAGCTCCAGCCCGATAGCCAGCACCTCGGGATCCACACCTGCATTGAGCTGCCCGCGTAGCTTCTTCTTCATGCGAGCCTTGAGCTCTTGCATACGCTCGTCGGAGACAAGGCCGAACTGCCCTTCGTTCTTGACGCGGGCCTCTTCCTTCTCTTCCTTCTCTTGCTGCTCTGCGACCTCGTTAGTATGCTCCACGGCCTGCATCATGCGACGCTGTGCGAGCATAGCAAAGGCCTTTGACGACGTCATCCCGTTAGACACATACCACCCTCGCCCGTGTGAGATAGCCTCGATGAGGTCGTCGGGCACATTGGGATTGCTTAGGATATGATCATCTGTGGAATAGCTATCTATGCGGCTTCGAGATTGCAGGATACCTCTGATACGCCATAAGGTATCTCCGTCTGTATCCTCATTGTCGATCAATGCGACCAGCTCCTCGTCGCTCATATCCTCGAGCTCTCTTGGGGCTGTCTCCTCGATGTGGTCGGATAGTCTCGCTTCGCCCGTGGCGTGTAGAGCTCCCATAAGCCCCTCTAAGCTCACCTTGCGTGGCTGAGGCAGTGGCTTCTCCTCCTTCTCAGATGTATTCTTTTCGCTATCTTTGCCTTGCGAAAGGGCGTTGCTTTGGTTTGAAGCGCTGCCCCCAGTCATTCCGCCTTGCGTGGCTGATGGGGTGGGAACATTTGCAGAGGCGGTCTCTGTAGTAGGAGCTTCATTATTCGCGCCCTCCTCCCAAAGCAACGCCCTTTCTTTCAATCTGCTTACCTTCTCATACCCCGAGGAAGACACACCAAGATATTCCCCGCTCTTAGATGGCAAGACTAATGTAACCGCTCTCTTCCCCGTACGACTACGCCCCTTCTCGATGGAGAAGATGTAGGTGTTGGGCTTGTTCCCTTCTCGTACGTGGTCGAAGTTCTGCATGATATCAACGACGAAGGCGACTGCCTCCTCTTGAGTTGATATACCCAGCTCCTTTGCATGTTGCTTAATGATATGCTGAGCCATCGCCTCAGTCATTCTCATGGGCAATGGCTTGATACCAATAGCTTCAAACACATTGTCCGAGATCTTGACTAAGTCAATGCTCCCCTCATTGTTCTCAAAGAAGTTTCCTCCTCGCTTAGCCGCAATAGCAGACAAACGATAACCCTCCCCAGTCGTATCACTCGCCTGGGTGTCCCCCACTTCGGGGGCTACTTCTTCTGTTTCGGTGGTTACTCCTTCCCCTTCTTGAGGATCGCTTGCAGTTCCTCCTCTACGCTCGGGCGTGGGGGTAGCTTCTTCCTCGGGCTCTTCCTCGGGCTCTTGCCCCTCGGTGGTCTCTTCCTCTGCTGGTGCTGGCTCTGTCGTAGGCTCTTCGCTCTCCTGCTCCGTCTGCTCTGCGACGGGCTCGGCTACCCCCGCACCTTCCCCCCGACCCGGCCCGGCCGCGGTTCTAGCGACGGCGCG